ATCAACCTCTTTGGGATCTACATCATCTTCTATAACTTTAAATCTACCTGAGTTTAATATCTCTCTTTGCATTTCATGGGGACAAAAATGCATAGCCATATTCTCTGCAGGGAATGGATGCATGACCTCGTAATTTATCTTACCCCAACCTTCATATAAAAATCCTGTCTTGGGTGTAGCATGTACTTTATTATTATGCCAGTTGAATCTTGTAGTGTTGTGTAATAATTCTAAAGCACCAGGTATAGTACCTTGACCTACAGTTACTGGTGGATTATTGGGGTTATGTATTAATTCTACTTCTAAATCTTTAGCGTGCCACGAATAATATAGTGCTGTAAAACAACCTGCGTTACCTGCTCCAACAATACTGACTTTCAATCTGCGTATCCGTCGTCATCGTCACCACTATACCATTGCTGACCATCATTGTCAATGTATGCGTCCTTGTCTGCGTAAACCTCTGATTTTAATTCTACTAAAAGGTCTTCTAGGTCTGTTATTAACTGCTTTAATCTACTACGTTGCATAAAAAATCCCCGATTACCTTATGTAGTCGGGGAGGTTTCTTAAGTAATAAATTACCTAACTCTTAGAAGCGAACTTGCGTTTAACTTTGATGCCACGATACATTAGATCGTGATTTCTCTGTTGTGCTTCTGCCTGTACCATGTTGCGGTACTGATCGGTGTCATACTCGACACCTCTGTAGGTGACTTGTGCCATTGGCTTTCTCCTGTAGGATGAGGTTGTTTAGACCGTTCCTTCAGTCGTCTTTTGCGTCCCAACAACCTGCTGTCTCCTCCTTAACAACTTGGATCATTTCTAACCTAAGTTCATCAGATACTTTATACTCCCTCATCTTATCGACAAGAGCAGTAGCATCAGAGCACGTTAAAGAAGTGGCAATTAAGACAGGTAGCATAGGATGAACGTATCCGTTCCGAGTCGGCTTACTTGCGGTCCCTTGTGGGACTGAACGTGTGTGTTAAGACTAACACAGTTATACTATATAGTCAACCTTTATTGTATTTTTCGATACTTTTTTCCCATTCTTGTAACGAACTGCTACAATCTGGGGGTTCGGGATCCTTAATCCCCTTCATTTTTTTCCACTTTTGGTGCAGTGCACCTAGTATCCATGACTGAGATAAACTCTTAGGTCCGTTCTCAAGTAATTCAAGATACTTTTTGTTACTAGTGTATGCTTTGTACTCTTCTCTCCAGTTATCCACCTGCCATGTCCTCATAGTTGATGTCTTCTGCATCAACAATTGCTTTCATCATCTCTGCTATGTCCTCCTCTGGTCTAGGATTTTCATAAAGAGAATCCTTTGAAGGTGTCTTTTGAGACATCTTGTTTGATTCCTCCGACGACATAAGATTCAATCTCCGTTTCTTGAGGTGCGTTCTGTTGTCCCTTACTATTTAACCAGTACTGTGTCCATGGTAAAGGATTGTTTCTCATAGGAATATCATAGATAGGATCCATTCCAATAGCACGTAGCCTACGGTTGGCAATAAACTCAACATACTGTGAGAGTAACTTCTCATTCAATCCTATCATGCTACCATCCTTGAAGAGATACTCAGCCCATGCCTTCTCCTCATCGACAGCATTCGTAAACATATTAATTACATTTTGTTCTTCTTCTTTAGCGATGGCCACCATCTCTGGGTCGTCACCTTCTTGCCAATTTTTGATGATCTGTTGAGTAAGGACAAGATGTTGGCTTTCATCTCTGGCGATAAGAGAGATAATCTTAGCGGATCCTTCCATAATTTTGAGTTCACCAAATGCAAACGAGCAAGCGAAGGAGACATAGAACCTAATGCCTTCAAGAATGTTAACGTTGAGGACTGCTCTGTAGAGTTTTCTTTTGAGTTCTTTTCTGTCATAAATTCCATTTGGGTGTCCTTCAGTAGCCATCCTCCAGATGTTACCACTGTCATAATCATGTGCGTGATTTATTAAATCATTGTACGATGAGGTTACTGAATCTGCACGACTTAGTATCTTCTCATCTCCAAGTATAGTATCGAACACTTCACTTGGATTTGGGTATACGTTCTTTATAATGTATGTATATGAACGACTATGGATCATCTCCATTAGCTGCCATACATTCATTGCTCCCTCTAGTTCTGGGAGAGAACAGTAAGGCATGAATGCCATACCAGGTGCTCGACCTTGAACACTGTCAAGCATGATCTGGTATTTTAGATTAGAAGTATATATATGCTTCTGTTCTTTTGTCAGCAATTTATAATCTGCTCTATCCTTTTGGAGTGATACCTCTTCAGGTCTCCAGAAATATCCTAGTTGTTGAGTAGTAAGTTTATCAAACACTGGATACTTATATTCATCATACCTTTGGAGACCGAGGGGTTGTCCAAAGAACATTGGTTGTTTCTTAGCATCAACGGGGTTGGTATTGAATACCGTTACCCCATCAAACTTATCTTCGTTACTGTATCCTGAAAACATAATTAGATCTTACATGATTCGCAGTCATCATCTGCGGTTTCAACTTCACAAAGTAAACTCTCTAGTCTACTTTTCTTTTCTTCCTCATCATACCATCCGATTGGATGTGCTGGTTCATCACCATCCTTCTTAGCATCATATGTATTCTGATAGTAAGAAGTCTTCCAACCATACTTGTATGTTGTCAACAAATCAGTTGCCATAACAGAGGTAGGTACCTCTCCATCTGGATAGTTCTCTGGATTATAACTCCAGTTACCTGAAATTGCTTGGTCAAAGAACTTTTGTATCACTGCTGTAACTTTAATGTAACCTTCGTTACTAGGCATATCCCATAGCAATGTGTACGCATTCTTTAAATGAGGGTAGCCAGGAACGATCTGTTTGAGTGGACCTTTCTTGGACTTTTTAACTGAGAGATAATCTCTAGGGGGTTCAATCCCATTAGTCGCATTAGAGACGACTGAGGAACTCTCGCTTGGCATTTGTGCAGATAAGGTGCTGTGTCTGAGACCGTGCTCCAGTATGGAGGATCGCAAAGCTTCCCAATCGTGGTTAAGTTGGTGTCGTACAATGTCATCTACATCTTTCTTGTAAGTATCTATTGGTAGTATACCATCGGCATACTTAGTGTGACTAAATGCTTCACATGCACCCTTCTCCTTTGCAACTTGATTAGATGCTTTAAGGAGATAGTATTGGAATGATTCAGTCAACTGGTGTATCAATTCCCATGCGTTTGGATCATCATACTTCACTTTATTTCTAGCAAGGAAGTGAGCAAGACCAATGTATCCTACACCTAATGATCTACGTGCAACAGTACTACGCTTTGCTGCTAGTACAGGGTACTCTTGATAATCTATAAGTTCTTCTAGTCCTCTTACCACAAGGTCACATAGTTCTTCCATCTCTCCAAAATGAATAACCTTACCTACGTTGATAGCAGATAGGATACACAATGCTATCTCACCTTTGCTGTCATCTATATGATCTATAGGTTCAGTAGGTAGAGTGATCTCTTGACATAGGTTACTCATGTTAACCTTGTCTTTGAATGATGAATGCTCATTACAGTGATCTATATTCATAATATAGATACGTCCTGTCTCTGCTCTCTCCTTAAGTATATCTAAGATGATGTCTTGTGCTTTAACTTTACTCTTAGGTACGTTAGGATCGTTCTCATACTTTACGTATAGTTCATCAAAACTCGGTGTACCAAAACTATCATACAACCCTGGGACATCATGAGGAGAAAATAAACTAATCTCCTTGTTAGCAATGAACCTCTCGTAGAAGAGTTTCGAGATCTGTATACTGTAGTCAAGTTTCCTTACCCTGTTGTCTTCTGTTCCTTTGTTATTCTTTAAGACGATGATGTCTTCTATTTCTTGGTGCCAGATTGGGAAGTGGACAGTTGCTGATCCACCTCTAACGCCATTCTGAGTGCAACATCTGACAGTGCTTTCAAATTTTTTGAGAAACGGTACGACACCTGTGTGTTGAACTTCTCCCCCTCTGATTTTAGAATTGATGCCACGGATTCTGCCCGCATTAATGCCGATGCCCGCCCTTTGAGCAACGTATTTACCAATAGCCATGTCACTGCTGAAGATGCTGTCAAGCGTGTCATCAGCATCAACGAGAACACAGGATGCAAATTGTCTAATCGGGGTTCGCACCCCTGCCATGACTGGTGTTGGGATGTTGATTTTGTGCTTTGAGATTGCGTTGTAGTATCTTCTGACATAATCGAGTCTCTTCTCTTGTGGATAGTTTGCAAATAACACAGCAGCAATCATGATATACATCTGCTGTGGGGTTTCATACTTCTTCCCAGTACTTCTATCTTGAACTAAGTACTTGTCAACTACCTGACGTAGACCTGCATATGTAAACAGGAAGTCACGGTCATAATCTATATAACTATCTATCTCCTCCCACTCTTCTGGGGAATACTTTGTAGCAATGCCAGGATCATATACACCCTGCTTAATACACTTCTCTATGTGCTGACTAAGAGGTGGTGCTGTATCTGGATGATCATGAACAGCCTTCTCTAGACCAAATAGTAATAATCTAGCAGCAACATACTGGTAGTTAGGATGCTCTAAATCAATTAGATCAGATGCAGACTTGACGAGTATCTCTTGAATCTCTTTAGTCTTAATACCATCAAAGAATTGAAGTCCACTGCTGATCTCTACCTGTGAGGCAGAGACACCTGCCAGATCTTCACAGGCAAACTCAACCATCTTGTGTACTTTTTCGAGGTTAATGGGTTCCTCAACACCATCTCTCTTAACTACTTTAATTCCGTTGCTCATATTCTCCAGTTTGATAGTTGTAACTTTGCTTGTAATCCTTGGTACACATTAGATTGTACCACATCTTTAACATTTATGCCACCATTTGCCATGTCATTGAGATCTTTCTGCTCAATACTCTTTGGCCAGATGACTACCTTGTCTCCTGAATCGATTGACTTGGAGAGCTTGTCGGTGATTTGTCTGCTCCTAGGTTCATTATCATAAACCCAAATATAATCGCTCCAATTAAACGACCGAATATCAACATCGGAGCCACACATAGCAACCGAGTTATCCAAGAATAACGAGTCGAGAGGACCTTCAACAATGTATATGGGGGACTGATCATTGATCTCATCTAATCCGTAAAGTTTGGGTGCGTTTTCATCAAGCATCACAGTAATGTACCTCATCTTTGCCTTTGCAGACAAAGCTCTCCCCTGAAAACCTAGAAGGTTTCCATCGGGATCATTGATAGGTATGATAATTCTGTCGTCATCTTGGGAGGTACTTGAGAAAGTTTTCTTCTGGGTGTTTGCCCACTTCTTAAACTCTGGACAGTAGTATAGTCTATCTAATTTATCCTCAGGAATGCCTCTCCCAAGAGCATACTTTTTTGCTTGATGTGATTTATTTAGAGAGGATAAAGGTTCAAGATTAACAGTTCGTTTTTTGAATTTAGGTTTGGAAACAAACTGTGTCAAATCTGGTTTAGGAACGTTACCACCTATGGTGCCTTCCTTATATCTCTCCATCACATACTCATCATATACATGGGGAGCATTGTCCTTCAAGAAATTAGAAAAGGATCTCGTGATGCCACAATTGTGACATTTGAACACGTGATCCGCTTTGACCGAGAAGATATATCCTCTCGTTTTATTCCTATGTTTCTTTGAATCACCACAGTAAGGACATCTGAATGTCCATACGCCTGGCTTCAGTTTCTTATACTTCTGCAGCGTGGCAGATGCTAGATTAAGATACTTGGTATCGAGGTAACTCAACTGATCCTACTATTGGTAGTGGAGCTATTCTAGCAGGTACTTCCCCATTCGTCAAGATAGGTTTGATTATTCTTTGTCCGACTGGACTAACGATGAAAGATATAACAGACAGAGCACCAAAAATAGTCCACATCTTCTTCTCCATGACCTGTAGACGGTCATCAACCTTTCGTATGTCTCTTTCACAACCCTTCTTTATCTCCTCTGCTTTACGGTTGACTTCACGATGGACACTCTCTATCTTCTCAAAGAGAACACCATCTATTCTATCTTGCTTATCTAATTTCTCATTGTGGATTGCCAATAACTGACCCATCTTAACAGAATTATCCTGTAGTTTATGCACTACCTTCTCCAGTCGTTCTATTATTGCTGCGTTGATGTTCTCGGCCATCTCATCTAGGTAATTCCCACTAGATTATTTATTACGAAGTAATGTTTTGGTCACAGTAATGTCTAATAGAATGCAATATCGGGGGTTCTTTACTCTGTTAACCACATGATGAGGTACTCTATTGTAAAAGAAGAAACTATCTCCTGTTCTTATATCCCTCTTCTCTTCAT